TTCGAGTTGGTACGGCTTGATTTCGCGTGCGCTTGTAGCGAGTTCGAATTGCGCTCCGCTGTAATCTCCGACGATCTTTCGGTAAGTCTTCTCCTCCCGCGTTACGGTCTTTTGTTTCTTGCCGTTGAATCGTAGGTAATCCCAACCGCCCCGAGTATTCGCCCAACCCAATTGGACAGGCTCGTTTTTCGGGTTCCTGCATTTGTTACGGATGCGGAGGGTGTTTCCCGTTGGTGCGGTATCCGTTGAAGGAATAACATCGTAATAATCCCAACCCTCGACCACATTATTCAGAGCCGTTGTGATAGCACTCAAAGAACCGGGATACACATAAGCATAAAGAAGAGACGCATCGTTGTTTGAATCGCTCCAGGTGGTTGTGGGAACTAACCCTCCATTGGTAGCGTTCACGATATATGTCAAGGTATCCTCAAGGCTTCCGAGAACGTCGTATATTTTGATGGTGAGGTTAACGATTGCAGACCCAGTGTCATCGCTATTGATAAACGCTGCAACCCCGTTATCTTCAATCCCTGCACTTACTTCGATCACATTGTTCACGGGTTCGCGATCCATCAACCAAACTTTCTTTGTTGAAGCCGTGCCGTAATAATCGGAGAAGGAAGGGTCTAACCCTTGCGAAAGTTGCTCGTATCCGTCAAAGTGGTAAAAGTAGGAAGATGTATCCTCCGCCAGTGTTTCTGTCGTGCCATCGAAGAACCCCACTTTTACTCGATATCGCTTCATGTTGTCATTCGACCGGGTAAACATCTTGTTATGGAACGAGTGAATCGTCGAGGTCGCGTTATACTTCAAAGAATCCACCTCAAGCCGTCCCGCAATGACTTCGGACAAATCAAAAAAAGCGTTGTCCGTTGGGTTTGGGGTCAAGTAAATTTTGGATATATCCGTTCCGTTCTCTTCAACCTGCACGATATATCGATAAGCATTGGTCACAGTCTCGTTCGGGCTAAATGTAAAAAGTAACTTTCTTCCCGCGGGTATCCAATTCTCTGAGGGTGCTGCTTCAATTTGCGCCATTAGTTCTTGATTGTTATGTTTCCGAGGTTTGCTTTGAATTTACCCGCGATATCTTCCGCGAATGCTGCTCCAAGTTTCTTCGTGTATCGTTTAGAAACGGCTGTATATGCTTTCTCGTAGAACCGAAGACCAACGATTCCCTTTTGTTTGACCGAGCGAGCCATGAGGAAAGCAGCGGAGTTGATATTGCTCTTCGTGTTCTTCTTGAACCGACCCTTCTCATCTCTCAGCTTGATTCCTTTGGCTTTGATCCACTTCACAAAGACCGAGGACGGAGGTTGCTTGCGAAACGTAAAGGGTGACCCTTGATTCTTGCGGGTGCCGTTCACTCCAAAGTGAATAAAGGGAGCGTACTTCTTCGCTTTGCCTTTGGCTCCAAAACTGATTTCTCGTATCTCGTTTCCACGTACCCGAATGCGATAATTCAGAGATCGCTTGAGCGTACCCGATGCGACTCCGTAGTTCTTATTCTTGCCGATTCTACGCCCTCCGAGATGCCTCTTCGCACTCTTGAGGATATCATCTGCAAACGCGATAAGTGTCTCGTTGACTTTGCTCATATCCCTGCGCGTTCGGATGCCTTGCGGCAATGGTTCTTCTCGATGCTATCAAGTAACAAGGTCAGCCATAAACCGAGACCCGTTAGCGTTCGTTCTCGTTGGTTCGCTCCCAGGACAGCAGAAACGGAATGATTCCCAAAAGGAACCCCCGAATCCATTAGAAGCCGATTGAGGAACTTTGACGCTGTAACCGATACAATTATTGACACGTCACGAAAGAAGTCGTATATGGCTCTCCAAATGCTTCTGAGGACATCTGAGGCAATAAAGAAGAGCGACTCTCCAAACGAGTACACGATCCCAACGGGAATTGCTACGAATGCGAGGACTACGAGAAAGAGGATTTTGATAGCTTTCATAATTCGGGATCTTCAGGCAACCAGCCGTTTTCCTCCATGTACTCTTGATCTCGAACGGTGGTATCGCTTGGGATGATATAACCGAACGGGAACTTCTGATTCGTTTGCACAAATGCAGACAGGGAGAAGCGTTCATCGTTAGACAGCTCAGGAAAGCAAGCGACAAGGCGTTCGAGTATCGCAGCGGGATGCACGTTGATGAGGTAATCGGTATCAACCTGCAAGGCGTTCTGTACTCCGTCAGGGTGTACGATAATACCAAACACGGTCGAAGCCGCTTCCCCATCTGCCTGTATCAATACAGGGCGTGAGATGTTGTAGAGTTCGCGCGTGATTTGGTACGCTCTGCGCTCGCTTGTCTGCGTGTCCGTTGGTAGGACTATGATATATCCGTTCATCAGTAGATGCTGTAAAAGGTGTTGATGTTGGTCTCGATGTTGGTGCGGTTGGCTGATTCGTCGGAGTCATAGACTATTAACTCAGACGCTGTGCCTTTCCAGTAGCTACTAGCTCTCCTTCCGATACGTAAATCCATTTGACCACTAATAACACCTAATGTGCCGCTTGTTGCTGTGGCTCCATTTATACCAAGTTCACCCCCGGTATTATCAAATACTGCATAAACCAATTTACTTGTTGTACTTGGCAATCCGGATAAGTTTATACTGCCATTATTGAAAGCCCAATATCCCGTAACCGTGTCGTAGAAAAAAGAATTTTCAAATCGGTCAAACTGTCCAAACATTCTCGCGGTTGCATCAAAATTGGTATGATGAATAAAACAAGTGGCTACGGACAAGCCTACTGTTGGCGCGCTTATCTCCGTGCTTGTGCCATTAAACTCAACCGCAGGCTTTCCGTTGTCCGTCACTACGCCCGTAGTCCCGTCGTAAATCTTTGGCATTGAACCCGTGACCGTCTGCGTCGCGTCGTTTCCGTTTCCACTCTGACAATACCACTTCGATACGAACCCATTATTTGAACCGCAATGCGCTGCCAGTGCGACCGTATCCAATTCACCGAATACGTTGAACCCTATATCCGCGTAGCTGCTCCCGTTGTAAACCTCTACCGCTGAACCAACGTAGGAACTCGAAAGCCGTCGCAATGAATACGCAGCCGCTGCACCGCTGTACGTGTCAAGCAGTGGCGTGTTTTGGGTGAAGTAATCGCCTATGTTTTCTTCGATGTCGGTGCGGTCGGAATCCTTGTCACTTTTGTAAACAATAAATTCTTGAAATTGAGGCATTCCCCATCCTGTAAGGCTGCTTAATCCTAAATCAACATCAGTATAAAGAGTATTTGCAATGTCCGACGTTACTAAAGCTTGCTGCTCTATGTTGTCATAAAACGTGCCTCTATCAACAAAACTTGTTGATGCGCCGTTTATGAATAATTGATTCAATGTGGCATTACTTCCAGCCGTAGTGCTTGTACTACCATCTGTAAATGTGAAATAATAATAATTACCGCTGCTAATTACTGCCCCCTTTAAGGTTACAGCTTTTAAAACTCCAAACGAATAAAAATCCGCATCGCCTGATATGCCTAAATTTATGTAGGTCGTTCCGTCTGTTGAAGTGAACGCTACCTTTCCGTTTTCCTTCACCAACGCCCCGCCCGTGTAAATCGTCGGTTCTGTTCCGTTTACCGTCGCATCGTTCCCGTTTCCGCTTTGGTCTTTCCAAGTGTAGACCGTGCAAGTCGTGCCCGCGCAGAACGTCGTGATAGCCGCCTCGTCGATGTTTCCTTCCGAGTCGAAGCCAATCGTTGTGGTCGTGCTATCCGATGCCCTGCGGATCACCATGCAATCGGTAACGTTACCGTTTAAACGGCGCGTTGAATACGCCGCCTCCGCTCCGCTGCCATACGTCTCGTTAAGTAACCCCGTGAACGCTGGGGCGGCTGTTACCTCCTCCCACGTTTGCTTCAGGCTGATTGGAACTGTGCCGCCCGTCCTCGCTTTGAGATACTCCAAAAGAGCCGCCTTTGCATTAGCGAAAGTAATATCGTCCGCGAGTGTCGTAAACTCAACCCAAGTCCCCGTATCGGGATCTGCAAACGCAGCCTCTGAGTAGTATATCTTCCTTTTGATAACCTTGCCCGCTGTTGGGGTGTCGCTGCTTGCGCTCTCCGCGAGTCCGTCCCCGTCCGCTTTGGCTGTGTAATAAAGTTCGACCGTATCCGTTGCACCGCTTCGGAAGGTCTCCGCATCTGTGGCAAAGCGTTCGTGATATTGAACCCCGCTTGCAGCGTCTGCCCATTCGAGGTCGTAGTCCGTGCCGCTTGCCTTCACAAGAGCTTGTCCCGAAGTACCTCCCGCAATGACTCCAACCTTTGCCGTGTTCGCGGTTATCTCTCCCGCTTGTGTCGGTGTGATGCCTGTCTTTGCGT